CTACTATCACTTGCTAACGTAGCTAAATTAACGGTTTCACCTGAGCTCATAAAAGAAAAACCAGAACGCCTGTTCTTAAGGTAGCACATACCATAGCATCTTCTATCAGCTTTACACGCCTCCCAAAACAGAAAGAAAAGCCTATTGGCTTCTCTAAAATCTGGAGCACCTATATCGATCTTACTCCACTGTAGGTACATATAGTAACTACCGGTTATATAAGTTGGTACACCGTTGTTCATGAACCAGAAACCTTCGTCTCTTCTCTTAAACTCTTCGTCGATGTATTTATAGTGTAATTCTTTGAATTCATTGGATTGGTTCTCCCAGTCAAACCTACTTCTTATGTTTTTAAAGTTAGGGTTGAGTGCGAATTGTTTCCACTTCTGTTCGCTGACTACTTTAGAGCAAGAGAAGACATTCTTAGGTACCTTAGGTAGAACCACCTTTAGTCCTTGTATCTCAAGCACTTCGCCTACCTGTCCACTCTTAGATATTACTACAACATCATTTTCTTTGTTGTAGCCATAGTCCCATTTTTTACTTTTATTCAACCTATTTATGGTTGTTAACTTTATGGGTTCTACTACTTTGTATAGTGATTGTTCGTACATTACTTCTTCCTCCCTTCAGCAAACCCTTGGAACTTAGGTTTATTTAGATCCTTCTTAGACTTCTCTAAATCGTCCATTAATCTCTCCTCTTCTTCAATTCTATTCAATATCTCAAAGGCATCGAAGACAGCGAGCTTCTTTGTTGCTGCAGCATTCTTAAGCTTGTCAGCAGTCAAGTCATCACTAGAATCAACTATAGGTTCCTCAGCTACCTTTATCAATTCATCAACTGCTTTACGCCCAGCTTGGATTATACTCTTCTTCCTTTCCTCTATAGTCATATTTAATAGTAATAAATTGATTCCTAACTCTATACAATCTTTTACCACCAATTACAAATTCATATGCAGAGACTGGGGTAAAGCCGACGAGGTCACCCTCACTATGTACGCCGTCAGTGTACTTTACTACACCCATTAAAGGCTCTTCAGTATCTACACCAAAGTCCTCTGTGGATTTTAGTGGCTGCACAAAACAATAACCGTCTGTAGCATTCCAATCGTCAGAGTCTTCTGGTTTATGTAAAAAGATTTGATCATCACTTACGATATATTCGTTCTCGCTCATGAATGATCTACTATTCTTTTCTAAGCCTTTAACGTTGTGCCACCTTCTAAATACGTTGTGGTGGATAACTACCTTGTCACCTTCCTTTATATTAGACTCAGTGGCTACAGGTGTTTTTAGCACAATAGCATTCCTATTTACGTATTGGTGATTGAAGATCTCAGTATTTAAAATAAGGTCCTTATCACCAACTTTCACAGAGTTATTGTACCTATCTCCATCTGGCGATACTATGAAGTTGAATAAACTTCTCATTAGTACTCTAAGTCATATTCCACTGAAATAGCCATGTTCTTGTTAAAGTCTTTCCACGGAATAACAATGTCTTTCTTTCTTATATAAATAGAGTACTTAGTCTCCCTCTCTAATATATCGCATATCGTATGACCACCATAGACAACTTGTCCAACAGCATAATGCATAGCATCACTCTTGTAGTTCTTGCCTATGGTTATCTTTCTAATTAAGTGACTATCCATTGGTAGGGTAGTTTATAGTGCCGTCTGACAAGTCAATATCAAACGTACCATATTCCTTACTCAAGTTACCTTGTATAGCTGCTATCCTACCTTGGATCTCAGAGTGCCTATGTATTAGCTCGTGTTTTTGAGTTTCAATAGATCCAATTCTAAACTGTACAGCATTGTTTTGATCGACAACCGTTTGTAGCTCTTTTAATTGAACCTCTGTTATCTTTTCCGCTTTAGGTTTTAAATCAACCATTTCTTTTATCTTACCCATCTTAATTTAATTTAATTGTTACTTTTTTGTTTTCTCTAAAGACCTACCACCGAAGTAAGCCCCAATAACTGTTATCAGTACTAGCTGTAGTAAGTCCGTCCACTTTGGTTGTACTTCAAAAGCTATAGTCCCAGCGTCAATAAATATCATCAAGACTGTTGATGCTACTAGGAATATAAGCACTAATGGCCTAGCATTCTTAGATAGCCAAGAGTCGGACTTCATATCAGCCTCCCATCGCTTAGTAACCTGCTTCTGCATGTCTATCTCGTGGTTAGATATTAATTGCTTTATCTCTCGAGCCGCTGCTAGCTTCTCTTCTTTAGATGTAGTTAAGTTATCTATGATCCCTCCTACACTTTTAATTAATTCACTAGCACCAGACGATAGCACGTTATGTAGTAAGCCCATACCTTACTTTTTTGTTTTAACCTTAACTTTAACTTTTGGCTTGCTGTAAGTTCCTTTCTTCATGATTATCTGTTTTTGTCTTTTATCATATCATCTATAGCCTTATTCATGACTTTGTCAGTGTATGATTCATTATTATAGTAAACGCAATTAATCGTAGTGGGTATGTCTTCTTCACCTAGCAGTATCCTGTATATCCTACTTACTAGGTGGTTGCACTTGAACGAGGTTTTGTAGACAGAGTACTTAATCGTAGTCCTGTTTCTATGCCTCCACACCTCTATCCAACCTGCTTGCCTTAACCTCTCCCATCTATGCTTGTCCCAAGTGTATGCGTATACACCGTTGATAAAATCATCTCTTGTGAATCTATTCAAACAGTTTAAGTATATTAACAACTCTAAGTCAGCATCTTTTAAATCATTCTGCTTGCACGCCCATTTCCGGACCGGTCTGTAGTACTTAAGGAAATGTAAATCCTTGAGATCTTGAGACATTATACTCCTACTCATTCTACAAGAACTACATCCCTAAGCTTTATTATTCGGTACATAACATCGTCATAAGATATATCGTGACCTGCATGCATATCATACATCACTGTACTTCCTTCTTCAATTACCTCAGCTAGGTTACCTACAGAGATAACCTTAGCTTTCTTGTATCTATTATCTATATCGGTATCGTCAGTAAGCAGTAGACCACCAGAGGTAGTCTTTTGCTCCTTAACTCTCTCTACTACTATATAATCGTTAATTGCCTTCATTTACTCTTACGTTTGATATTACACAATCAGCGGACACTATAGTTAAGGCAACACTCACGGCGTTTTTCAGCGCCGATTTTGTAACCAAAACCGGATCTATTATACCAGCGTCAACCATGTCAACAGTATCCCCAGTTACAACATCAATCCCCATGCCTGTTGGGAACTCTGCAGAAGCTACGATGCCTGCGTTATCTAGGATAGTTTGGTAAGGAGAGCGTATTGCTTGGAGCAGTACTCCGTAACCCACGTTAGTGGGAGAAATTTTTTTCGATGCATCTAATAATGCTATTCCACCACCAGCTACTATACCTTCTTTGAGTGCAGCTTTAGTTGCGTATATGGCATCCTCCACTCGATCCTTCTTTTCTTTAAGCTCAACCTTAGAGTCAGCACCAACTTTTACAACTCCGACGCTACCCGATAAGGTGGCCAATCGTTGTTCTAACTTCTTCTTGATAAAACCGTTATTCTCGTCGGCTATCTTAGCCTGTACTTCTACTATCCTTTCTAGTACAGCAGCGCTAGGTCCATCTAAAGTTATTATAGTATTCCTGTCATCAGTTACAGAGAACTCAACCTCACCTAAATGCTCAGGCGTTATAAGATCAAGGTCATCCCCTAATTCTTCGTTAATAACAGTAGAGCCCGTTAGTATAGATAAATCCTCTATAGCATCCATCTTGGTAGGTCCAAACCCAGGTGGGTCAACGATGTTTACCTTTATGTTACCTTTAACCTTATTCATTAGCAGTGCAGACTTAACTTGCTGCGATACTGGTGCTACGATAAGTAGTGAACGGTTGCTTTTTATTGCATGCTCTAATATACCTTGAATCTTACGAATATTAGGGATTTCAGAGGAAACTGTTAGTACAAACGGGTTGTCTAACTCACATATATGCTTCTCAGTATTAGTGATGAAGTGAGGCGAGGTTAAACCGCAATCTATTTGCGCACCATCAACCACTTCCACGTAGGTATCCTCAGTAGGACTCTCCTCTAGCAGAACTATACCGTGCTTACCTACTTTCTCGTAAGCGTCAGCAATAATATCCCCTAGGAATGTATCATTATTACAGGAAATACTAGAAACAGCTTTAAGCATATCCCCATCTACTTCAGTAGCTGACGAATCTAAGTGCTCCATTACTTCAGCTAGACAACCTAGCACCCCTTCTTTTACATCTCTGATTTTTGCACCCGCAGCGACGGCGGAATGTATAGAACTAATCAAGGCTTCCACTAAAACAGTGGCGGTAGTTGTACCGTCACCAGCCTCTCTTACTGTATTTCGGGCAGCTTCCTTTACTAAGGTTGCTCCCATATTCTCAACCGGATCAAATAAGACTACGCTTTCTGCAACGGTTACTCCATCTTTTGTTATGACCGGTTTGCCGCGACCATCTTCGTATATGACGCACTTTCCCGATGCGCCTAATGTGGATTTAACGGCTTTCGCTAGTTTATTAACACCAGCTATTATTTTATTTTCTGCTTCTTGGCCAAAGTCTAGTTGTTTGACCAATTCGCTTGGTAAATTGTACTCCATAATGTATTGAATTGAATTTAATTAAATTGTGTATGCTTATTAAAAGGTCTTAACTACTTTTGGTCCGTCAAGGAATTCCACTTTTTTACTAAAGTGTTCGACACTGCCATTGATAGCAGTCTCAGCCCCATCGAGGGTTTCTCTACGTGTGACATCGAACCACTTATCTTCGTTGTTTGGGTCGTTGACTTCTGTTTGGTAGTATCCATTTGCTAGCTGGGTAATTCTCCAGTTCTTTTTATCTGCCAAATGGTTCCATTCAGCTAGTTTGTCTTCAGTTACTTGAGGTTTGCCAGTGTTAAGTGTGCTGGTTTTGTAATGATAGGTCATTTGTTTTGTTTGGTTTATTTAATTTGCTTGCCCTTTCCTTTGTATGTATTACTACCACCTTTCTCTATGGTTATAATGGTACCATCGGCTTTTTTATACTTATATGTACCACCAGATTTAGCCTTTGCTTTATTGGTTCTATTGAACGTAGCTCTTTCATTGCTAGTCGTAGTTTTTACTTGAGCCTTCTTATTATCACTTGTAACCCCTTTGTAACTAGGCTTGTCCTTCTTAGTCGTAGTAGGTTTACTAGCTGTAACTGCTTTTTGTTTAGCAACTAGTTTATCTTGCGCTGCCTTTAATTCAGCCGCTTTACGAGCTCTAAACTCAGCCGCTGTCTCTTTAGGCTTTTGATTGTTCTTCTTTAACTTAGAATCCTTTAGCTTAGCTGTTTCAAGTTTCTGTGGCTTCTTCTTCTCTAGAGATACAATCTTTTGAGGTTCTCTCTTAGTAACGGGTTTATTAGTGGGTTTATAGCTATCATTACCTTTTTTATCAGGCCCAGA